ATTGTAAGCAGTTCGTGTGGTAATTACCCCGGTGGTTCTGTTGAATGCACTGGTTTCGTCAGCAAGAACAAATGTATTAGTAACACCTGCTACAAATATATCGCTAGTGAGTTTGTCAAAAAACGCCTTGTCAGTGTTGTTGATAAAACTAGTTTTCTGAGTTTGACGAGTGTCGGTATTGGTCAATGTATGACGTTGCATGTCCTCGTATTTGACCCATCTATTGCCAGTGAATCTAAACAGTCGATTTGGCAAGAAGTCTGTACGAAGGAAAAAATCACCTTCGAATGGGTTTGCTTGAAAACTGATACCGTGGCCAAAATTTACTCCGTTAGGAGCAACCCCGTCTTCGACCATGTAACCACTATAGCCTTCTCTATCAGGACGTTCTGCAATTCTACTGGTATCTAGATTGGTCATAGATGCATCTAAGTTAGATTCATCTATAGTTTGTAATCGTGGATTGCCATCGTCATCTACTGCCAACGTGTAGAATTGTCTAGTTTCAAATCCACTTTTAGGAGCATCTGCCTCTGCTTGTGCAATCACTGCGTCATTGATTTCTAAATCTTTGGCTTTGGTGCTCAGTATGTCTTGTAAAGTATTACCAGAATACACAGCCCATGCAGCATCATTAGGTGGCGTCAGCACAGTGCCATTAGGACTGTTGAATCCAGATTTCACTTGATACAATACACCATCTAATCTCACAATTTGACCAGTGAAATATTCTGTAGCGGCAACGTGATCGCCTACAAATTTATCATAGTCTTCACCTACAGGTTTTGTCAACACATCAGCAAATTGCTGACTGTCAATTATTTTCTTTATTTTTAATCTGTAGAGATGAGGATACCAAGTTTGACTAAACCCTTCACTAGCACGGCCAACATCTTCTATGGCATAATATCTTGGCAAACTTACATCGAACCCGTTGAGAGCAAATTCGTCTTTCAAATGTGGCAATTCAACAACATCTCCACTGAGTGGTTTTCTACCAACAATTTTAATCCAGTCATTGATATGTACCACCAACATGATCAGATCAGTGTCAATGAATATGCCAAACTGACTGAGATTAAAATCAATGTTTTGCACTTGATAATGACCACGGCATCTATAAATGTCCGGATCATATTTGCGATCTCGATTCTCTAACAACAACAAATCTTGTATATTTGTTGGAGATAGATTGTCATACTGCGGTTGATCAGCAGTAGCATTGGCATCTGTAGGATTTTTAGGCCCCAGATATTTGTGAATATACAAGTCCGTACCGCCAATCTGAAACATTTCAGAAACTTGTCGATCAATGAATTTGTAGTCGTTGCCTTTTTCGGGCCGATATAAACTGAGTCTTGGCATAATACATATTTAGCGGGCATAAATATACTTGGAGAATCAAATGTCTGAAAATAGCAACTTAGAAGAACGTCAAAAAGTCTATGATTACATACGAGCCATGCTGGGTGAAGGTATGGTAGATGTCGAACTTGATCCAATACATTATGAAACTGCTGTTGATCGTGCGCTGACACGGTTTAGACAACGTAGCCCTAATGCAGTTGAAGAAAGTTACAGTTTTTTAGAATTTGTCATTGAACAAAATGAATACAGATTACCCGACGAAATTATCGAAGTAAGACAGTTGTTTAGACGCAGTATCGGCAGCAGGTCTGGATCAGGAAGTGGCGGCACACTGTTTGAACCCTTTAACATGGCCTATACCAACACGTACTTGCTCAGCGGCAATATGTTGGGCGGCCTATTGACATACGAACTGTTTTCACAATATCAAGAACTGGTAGGGCGCATGTTTGGCAGTTTTATTGAATATCACTACAATCCCAATACTCACATATTACGTGTGTTGCAACGTCCTTTTGCATCAGGCGAAATAATCTTAATGCGAACCTATAATTATCGTCCAGACTGGGCATTGTTAACAGACCTGTATGCCAAGCAGTGGCTGAAAGACTACAGTTTAGCAGTGGCCAAGATCATACTGGGCGAAGCACGTAGTAAGTTTGCTCAAATTGCCGGGCCAGGTGGCGCAGGTGGCCTCAATGGTGCAGACCTCAAGTCAGCAGGCAAAGAAGAAATGGCAGCATTGGATAAAGAATTGGAAACATTGATTTCCGGTGGCACTGGCTATACATTCATTATAGGTTGACACAGCCAACAATTTTCTATAAAATATACTATCTCAGGAGATAATATGATTATAGGAATCTGCGGTTTTATCGGTCACGGCAAAGATACTGTTGCTGACTATCTAGTAAATTTTCACGGATTTAGAAGAGAAAGTTTTGCCAATACATTGAAAGATGCTGTGGCTGCTGTGTTTGGGTGGGACCGTACAATGTTAGAAGGACGTACGGCACAGGCCCGTGAATGGCGAGAACAAGTTGATCCTTGGTGGAGTCAACGTCTAGATATGCCTAATCTAACACCCCGCTGGGTGTTACAATACTGGGGTACAGAAGTGTGTAGAAAAGGCTTTCATGACGACATATGGATTGCCAGCGTGGAAAACAAGTTGCGCAACTCGCGAGACAACATTGTAATTTCAGATTGTCGTTTCCCTAACGAACTGCTGTCTTTGAAACGTGCAGGCGGCGCTATTGCTTGGGTACAAAGAGGTGCTTTACCCGAATGGTATCAAGATGCTGTCAGTGCTAATCAAGGCAACAACATAGGTATCAATGCTATGAAAATGCGTAAAATACATGCCAGTGAGTGGGCTTGGATTGGCAATGACTTTGATCATATTTTAGATAACAACGGCAATATTGATGATCTGTATGGCCAGATCAAAAATCTGGTGACAGGTCTCCCTGTTTCCAAACAGTTCCCTCTTTGTGCAGAACACGCTGACAGTTTGCACACACTGTCTTGAGATTGGCGTTTCTACTGTTGTTTAAATTGCCGTCTATATGAAACACATTGAACTGTTCTCGATGCTTGCTTTTGAATCCACATTTATCGCACACTGATTTCATACGATATCCGTCTTGATACCATTTGGGCACACCTTTGCCAACCCCGCCATATCGCAAGCAAGATTCACACTGACTACGATAGTATATTCTATTGTTCTTTCTATAGTTAATGGCAGCGGGTCGCATGCCGCATTTGCATAAAGGTCTGTTCATCTAGTATTTATTGCCCTTTTTATCCCCTTTTCTCTTGATATTATCGCCCCAATTTAGATGTCTTTGGGTAAATAAAACTAGCAAGACTCTTAGGAGAGATACAACATGGCATTATCATCACCCGGCGTACAAGTCAGCGTCATTGACGAAAGTTTTTACACACCTAGCGAACCAGGTACCGTTCCGCTAATTGTTATAGCCACAGCGGCTAACAAGCAAAACGGAGCAGGCACCGGCGTTGCAACAGGTACATTGGCATCAAATGCTGATACATTATATTTGATGACCAGTCAACGCGATCTATCTGACACATTCGGCGACGCAATTTTCAAAACTGACGCAAGTAATAATCCAATTCATGGCGGCGAGCAAAATGAATATGGTCTGCAAGCAGCATACAGTTATTTAGGCGTCAGCAACAGAGCATTTGTACTACGTGCAAATGTTGATCTATCACAATTAGATGCTACCGCAACTGCTCCAAGTGCTAACCCACCAAACGGTACATGGTGGTTAGACACCAGCAACACCAAGTGGGGCATTTTTGAATGGAACAGCGATGCTGCCACTGTAGGCGGTAACGGACAAAAGTTTATCAACAAAGTTCCATTGGTTATCACCGACACAACTAAAGTTGTAGACTTTGCTGGTAACGACTACACTCCTAAAGGATCTGTTGGTGCAGTAGGTGCATATGCAGTGGTAGCAGTGACTACAACACTGGCAGTGTACTACAAAAATCGCAGCGGTATTTGGGTAGAAGTTGGTTCTCCAGAGTGGGCACTAAGTTGGCCAACTATTGCCGGAACAGCAAGTCCTGCAACAGTGACTGGAACAATTATTTTCACAGTTGACGGTGAAGCACTGACAACAATTACACTGTCTGGATCAACGCTCACAGCAGCGGCAGCGGCTATCAATGTTGGCACATACAATAATGCCGGTGTGTATGCCGCAGTGGTTAACAGCAAGTTAGAAATTTATTCAAATAATGCATTAAGTGATGACAGCCAAGATAGTACTATTGCCAACACCATTAGTATCAGTGGAACAGCATTGACAACACTTGGTATTACTGCTGGCGATTATCTAGTTCCTAGACTGTCAATTCAACCACACACCAGTGTTCCTACATACAAGAGAACAGACAATCCAGCTTCTGCTTTGGGCCGCCCAACAGGTTCTGTGTGGGTTAAAACAACAACTCCTAATCTTGGTGCCAACTTAGTAACAAAACGTTATAACAGTGCAACAGACGCTTGGGAAACAGTGGCAGCACCATTGTATACCAACGGTGCAGCAGCATTGGCTGCTTTAGATCCCACAGGCGGCGGCGCAAATCTTGCAGTTGGTGCTCTATACAGTAAATTCAATATTGAAGAAGATTTTGGTTTAGATCTTACACCAAGACTGGCCACATTCAAATTGTTTAGAAGAAATGCGATTGGTGCCACTACTATTACTAGTGCAGCAGTAACCGCATCTACATTTACAGCCGGTACTAATCGATTTGTTATTGCAGAAAGTCTAGTTGGAGACGATGCTTACAGCAGCGATGTAACAGTTACATTTACAGCCAATGGAAATGTGGACGATGCAGATGATTTTGCCAACGCTGTGAATTCAGCAGGGCTAATCAACGTTACTGCTAGCGTTGATAATTCTAACAGAGTTATTATTACCCATGCTACCGGCGGAGATATCTTAATTGGTGACGGTACTAATGCTCCTTTCGGCAATATTTTTAATCCGGGCGGTGTAACTCCGACTGCTAACTTGTATGTTGCAGCCACAGGAGATGTTACACATGATTATATTGCAACTCAGTGGAAAGCATTGTCATTTGAAGCCAGCCCAACAGAAGTTACTGCATTAGCAGAAGATCAACAGTTATGGTACAATTCTATTGTTGACGAAGTTGATATTATGATCAACGACGGAACAAATTGGGTTGGATATAAAACTGTTACAAGCCCATTCTACGCTGCTTCTGCTGGATTGAAGACAGATCCTGCTGGTCCAATTATTAGTGCCAGCGAGCCAACAGAACAAAGCGATGGTTCTGCACTAGTTAACGGCGATCTGTGGATCGATACCAGTGACATCGACAACTATCCAGTAATTTACAAATTCAACAGTTCTTTACCTGTTAACAATCAGTGGGTGTTGATTGACAAAACTGATCAAAGCAGTGAAGATGGAGTGTTGTTTGCTGATGCACGTTATAACACTGCTGGCGCTAACAGTGACGAGCCAGCATTAATTGCAGATCTATTAGACAGTAGTTATGTAGACCCAGACTGTCCACAACCTGCACTGTATCCAAAGGGCATGTTGCTATGGAATCTACGTCGAAGCGGTTTCAACGTTAAGAAATTTGTACGCAATCATATTGACTTGGCAGCATACAACACGCTGGTCGGCGCTGCCCCTGGCGAATACATGAGTGCTTACTATCCACATCGTTGGGTCAGCGAAGCAGCAAACCAAGTAGACGGTTCTGGCACATTCGGCCGTAAGGCACAACGTGCAGTGGTTATCCAA